AAGCGACAGTCGGTGGTTTACCGGTTTCCGAAATCGTGTAATTATTTTGTAATTTTCTATTGAATGAAGAGTATAAATAAATGGTCAGAAAGGTTTAGAGAGCAGCATTGAATAAACACAACAATGACAACGGTCGACAACTGATTATATAGGTCTGAAAAAAACAATTCGACGAGGAGAGGAGAGAGGAGAGGTTCCATTATTTTCTTTTTCTTTTTTGGTTTTATATCCTTTATTCGCATTAGTGCGATTATTACGAGAATTAGGAAATCTATTATAATTACTTATATTACTTATCAAATCCATAGTTTCTTCTACATCAACAGAGGGTAGCTGCAAATCCAAACCAGTCACATCTCCTGAAGCCCTATGCAGAATCGTGGCTCTAAGACCATGATTTATTATAGACTTTGACTGCTCAACCATGACAGCAATTTCCACAGCTAGAGGAAAATACCCATCTTCAATGGGGACCCCCACTAGTTTGAAAAACAACTCCCATGGTTTCTTGACAGCATCATCTATACACAGAGAATAGTTGGGAACAAATTTGAACTGGAACTGCCTGGAGGTAGCTCTCGTTTTAAATTCCGCAACCAATCCAGCTTTAAAACCTTTCATCCGCTTATCCATTAATGATACAACGGCACCACCGTTGCATCCTTCAGGGACCATCCACTCACCAGAAATGACAACTCCCCTTAAAGACACATAATTATACACTCTATCTAATTGCAAACCTTTAAGTATATCAACATTTACTGTGGAACCCTTACCACTCAACTTGACAATATTAGTATCACATATAGACACAGTTTTTAGTCTAGTAAAGGACCTAGGTAGCAGATGATCACTTAACTTCAACTTAATGAAGTCATCTACATCTAGCTTCTTTGGCCCCTTAACTTCGACTAAAGCCATCAATTTCAAAAGAAGAGGGTTTTAAAAACAACTTTATTACTAAGATATTTATACAAAGCACACAAAACAAAAGAACAACTGCAAGCCTGAGGGAAAACCTCACGAATTGCGTCATCCAAAAAAGGAAAATAACAATCATTACACAATGGTTTAAAAACATCAAACAAGGATACTCTAAATTCTTCCAAATGGTCGAAATCACGTATGCTTTTGTTACCCAATTTAGTTATTAACTTTAACGGATCAGGGTATACAATGCAACCACCTGGATGTCTAACTATATATTTGCCACAGAAATATCCATGAGTTCTCCTGAAAAGTTTCGCTGAGAAATTCCACATTAAGCTCGCACCTTGATGAATATCATTACACTGCGTACCTTTAGGAAGATACACAATAGAGTCATCACCGCAGAAAGCTGCCTTAAAACATTTTTCGATAGGCATGCACGAGGCTATGCAACAGGCAATAATAACCGTGTTCCCGATGAAAGTGGTCACATCCCCACTCTTACGCTGATACCATACTGCGGTTTTTATACCAGCTGTATAATCAGTGATAGTCGTGAG